TAGGTGGTGAAATGTTTAATGAAGAAGAAGGTGATGAAGACCCATTTGGTACCGAAGAAGAATCAGAAGAAGAAGGTGAAGAACTATCATTTGGTGACGAAGAAGAACCAGAAGGAGAAGGGGAAGAGTTATCGTTTGATGACGAAGAACCAGAAGGAGAAGGAGAAGAGTTATCGTTTGGTGATGAAGAAGAACCCGCAGAAGATGAAGTAGAATTAGACGTAACTGAATTAGTTAAGGGTTCTGAAGAAGCTAAACTATCTGCAGACGCAGCTAATGAAAAAATCGATAAACTTATGGGAATGATTGGTAACCTTGAAAACCAAATAAACTCAATGGAAAAAATATCAACAAAAATTGATGACCTAGAAAGTGAATTACAAAAAAGAGCACCAACCCCAGAAGAAAAAATCGAAATGCGTTCTTTAGATTCTTATCCTTATAATATGAAGTTAACTGATTTTTGGGCAAACCAAAAAGACCAATACGATATTATACCAGATGAAGAAAAAGAATACGTACTAGATAAAGAGGCAATTGACAGCGATTATTCAGACGCTAGTGTAAAAGATACTTTTGATTCTGACAACGAATACGAAGAGGAAGATATTTAAAAATATAACTATAAATAACTATAAATGAGGTGGGTATATTATTCATCTCATTTTTTTTTATTAGGGGGTTGTATTAATTTTGAAATAGGGGTATATTTGCAAAATAAACTTATAAAAAAGTTTTTAAAATGTAGTCTTTTACAAGATATTTAGATATTTATATATGCATGTTTAACATGTAAGACTATAGCAAAACAATAAAAATTTAAACTAAAGCAATTATGAGCAATTTTGAAGAAATGATGAAGGAGTATGAGAACTCCAAAAAACAAACAAACTCAAACTCAAAACAAAAAGAGTACAAATTAGAAAACTATTTCAGTACTTGGATTCCAAAAACAGAAAATTCCGCAGAAAAACAAATTAGAATTCTACCAATCGATGGTCAGAGTAAATTTTGGGTTGAATTTTACGGACACAAAGCACAAGTAGATGGCGCTTGGAAAACATTTCCATGTTTAGAAGAAGAGGAAGACAAAGACTGCCCCTTCTGTCAAACTAGAATGGGGTTATTGGAGCAAGCTAAAACAGCATTAGCCGCTGGCGACAAAGCAACCCATGACGCTAAAAAAGAATTAGCTAAAAAATACTCAAAGAAAAAAATGTACATCTTAAAAGTTATCGAAAGAGGTAAAGAAGATGAGGGTGTTAAATTCTGGAGATTTAATCACGCATACGACAAGGGCGGTACGTTAGATAAGATAATGAACGCTATAAAGGTTGTAAAGCATGATGTAACGGACCCAGAAACTGGTAGAGATTTAATTATTAATATTTCTAGAAACCAAATGAAAATTCCAGTGGTTCAATCAGTAACATACCCATTAGAAAGTACAAAACTAAGTGAGGATGAAAATCAAGCTAATGAATGGCTTAGTGATGACAGAACTTGGAGAGATGTATATAGCCTTAGAAATTATGATTATTTAGAAATTGTAGTTAGAGGATATACACCAGTATGGAGTAAAGAGCAAGAAAGATTTGTAGCTAAAGAAAAATTAGAGGCAGAAAATGAAACACCTTCTTCTAATATCGAAGACCCATCATCTGAAATAGAAATGGGATTTGATAAAGAAGAAGACACCAATAGTGTACCAGTTGTTGATTCTACAACTAACCAAGTCGTTAGCACACCTTCAGTATCAATTAATGATGAGGATGATGACTTACCCTTTTAATCAATTAACAAATTAATGAATGGGCACATTAGTGCCCATTTTTTAACTAAAAACAGTTTTAAAAATAAACAAATATGGCAAAACCACCAAAAAAACCTATAAGTAAAAAAAGTTTTGACTTAGGTAAATTCAAAAAAAATAACGGTATGGATATCGTTGTTAAAGAAAAAGAGTTATCATGGATACCGCTATCAGATTCATTTCACGAAGCATTAAAAATTCCAGGATTAGCAAGAGGATATTTTACATCATTTAGGGGTTATTCAAACACGGGTAAATCAACAGCAATTTATGAAGCCGTAGCTGGCGCTCAAAAAATTGGTGACCTGCCAGTTATTATGGAAACAGAAGGAAACTGGTCTTGGGAACACGCTAAAAACATAGGTGTTCAATTTGAAGAAGTTATTGACGAAAGTACTGGTGAAGTAATTGACTATGAAGGAGACTTCATTTTCATGAACGGAGATGACCTTATGGCAAGATATCAAAATGTTGATTATTCAAACGGTAAAGTTGGTAACAAACCTCTTAGGTTCGAACCAATAATTGAAGACATCGCTAGATTTATGACTGAGTTACTTGATGCGCAAGAGAATGGTGATTTAGATAAAAATTTATGCTTTTTATGGGACTCAGTTGGTTCACTTAATGGATTTCAATCAGTTATGTCTAAATCTAGTAATAACCAATGGAATGCAGGGTCAATGGAAACGGCATTTAAATCTCTTGTTAACCATAGATTACCATCATCTAGAAGAATGGGTAAGAAATACACAAATACATTCGCTGTAGTTCAAAAGATTTGGTTAGACAATATGAACACGGTTATTAAACATAAGGGTGGAGAAGCATTCTTCTACTCACCAAGGGTAATTGTACACTTCGGAGGTATTCTTACACACTCAACCGTAAAGTTATCAGCAACTTCTGGAGGTGAAAAATACCAATTTGGTATTGAAACCAAAGTAAGATGTGAAAAGAACCAAGTCAATGGAGTTGAAGAGCACGGAAAACTTGCATCAACACCACACGGTTACTGGAACCCAAGCAAGATAGATGATTACAAAAAAGAGCATAAGGATTATATTCTAGCTAGACTTAATAGTGAAGCATCCGATTTTGTAATTCATAGAGAAAAGGTTGTAGAAGAAGCTGATACATCAGAAAGTAATTAAATAGATTGTTTAACCCTTTTAATAGGTTTTAATGAGAAGAACACCACCAAAAAATGGTTCATCTAAAAAGATTAAAATAAGTACATTAGTAGTAGATGGAAATGCCCTTTACAAGAGAGGGTATTCCGCTACTATAAATGAATATAATGACAAGGGTGAACCTATTGGCGGGGTCTATCAATTCATTACCGTATTAAGAAAAATAATCGATGAAAATCTTTATCACAAAGTATTTGTATTTTGGGATGGTAAATTCTCTGGTAAAATGAGATGGGAGATTTACAAAGATTACAAAGGAAATAGGGATAAAGACTACGAAAACGGAACTGAACCAGAAGACCAAAACGAAATTCTACAAAGACAAGTAGTTTTTAATTATTTAGAAGAATTATATATTCGTCAATTATTTGATGAAAAGGTTGAAGCTGATGATTTTATTGCGTATTATTGCAAAGCCAAACGAGATACTGAAAAAATCACAGTAGTTACAAGTGATAGAGACTTGTGTCAATTGGTACATGAAAATGTTAGAATGTATATGATTGACCTTAAAGATTATGTTTACGTAAATAACTTTAAAGAAAAGTTTGGATATCACCACGAAAATGTGGCTGTAATCAAAATACTTTGTGGTGATAATAGTGATAATATCAAGGGTGTTAAAAGACTTGGTAAAGACACACTTTTTAACTTTATGCCTGAGTTAAAAGAAAGAAAGGTAACCTTAGAAGAGGTTTTAAATAGAGCTAAAGAACTTCAAGATAATCGTGTAGAAAATAAAAAATCTAGATTAAAGGTTTTAGATAATATAATCAACGGAACTACAGATGGAGTTCAAGGTGACCAACTATATGAAATTAATCACAGATTAGTTGACCTTACGTCACCCTTAATACACGAAAAAGCATTAAACGAGATTAACGAATTAATTACATCACCATTGAGTGACGATAGGTCTATTAAAAACGCCTACAAGATGCTTAAGGATGATGGATTAGATAAGATACTAGGTCAATATAGATATGAAACCTATCTACTTCCATTTAAAAAGTTAATGGAAAGAGAGAAAAAGAATAACACAATAATAAACTAAACAGATATGAAAAACAACAAAAATCCTTGGGAAAGGTTTAGGTTTGAGTTTACGTTATATATTAACGAGCAAACCAAAAAAGATGAAAATGCAAAGAAACCGATAATATGTCAACGTTTCTTTGATGTTAAAAATTACAATAAAGATGTTGTAAACTCAATTGAAATTAAAGAATTGATGGATTCACTAACTGGTATTCACACTCCAACAATGGGCTTAATACCTAATTTATTAAAGAAAAAATCTAAAAGATATTGCTGGGGAGGTTACAACCCCTATAGAGTAGTAGAGATTGATGATGAAGTTAAAAATATTTTTGAAAGTGAAGATACTTTTACTTTTGAAATTAAAGTAGACAAAAAATTAGTAGCCAAAAGTTCTTTTTCTGGAAACTGGTTCCAAAAAGATGTGAGGTACGAGGTAAATATTAGAGAAATTATCCCAACCATAATTAAAGAGATAGAATACTATTTCAGTAAGGATGAATACGTTATGATTGAGGATGAATATTCTCTTTAATTTTTTCAAAAAAAAATGATTAGCACCTCATATTTTTCAATCAAATAATAATATTTATAATTACACGAGTTTTAAATAATGGCTACAATTAACAAAGACAATTTAGGGTATTTAGGTTTAGACTTTCAGTACAGACTAATTCAACAAATTCTAGTTGATAGGAAGTTTGGAGAAAGTATAGTTGATATATTACAACCTAATTATTTTGAGGACAGTTTTTTAAGAACAGCATCATTAAAGATATCTGAAAACTATGAAGAGTACGGTGTGATTCCAGATGTAAATAATCTAGAATCCATGATAGTTTCCACAGTTTCTAATGAAATTGATAAGGAAATGTATATCGAACAGTTTGAAAAGATAAAGAAAGCTGAACTAAACAACGGACTGTCTATTCAAGATACGGCAATGAAGTTTTGCAAACAACAAGAATTAAAAAAGTCTGTTAGGGAAATAGAAAAGATAATACAAAATGGTGATTTAGATGACTACCCACAATGTGAGGATATCCTTAAAAAAGCTTTAGAGGTGGGAGATTCTAAAGACGATGGTATTGATGTTTTTGAAGACCTAAAGAGTGTTTTAGATGAAGACTTTAGAAAACCAATACCTACTGGTATTAATGGGTTAGATTCTTATATGGATGGTGGCCTATCTAAGGGTGAATTAGGCGTAATCTTAGCCCCTTTTGGGATTGGTAAGACAACTATAATGACTAAGTTTGCAAACCACGCTAAGAACGTAGGTAATAATGTCCTACAAATATTCTTTGAAGACAATCCAAAGGTTATACAAAGAAAACATCTTACTTGTTGGATGGAGGGTGACGTAACTCTTAACGAATTAAATGAAAACTTTGATGAAGTTTTAAGGGTGGCGTCAATTAAAGAAGCTCAACCAGGTAAGATAAAATTAAAAAAGTTCCCTAGTGATGGAACTACAATACCACACATTAAGCAATACATTAAAAAACAAATATCTTTAGGTTTTAGACCAGATATAATACTATTAGATTACATTGATTGTGTACAACCCACAAAATCATTTAAAGACGAATGGTCTGGAGAAGGTAATGTCATGAGACAGTTTGAAACCTTACTAAGTGAATTAGATATTGCTGGGTGGACCGCAGTTCAAGGAAACAGAAGTAGTATTAACGCTGAAACAGTAGACTCAACAATGATTGGTGGCTCTATAAAGAAAGGTCAAATTGGGCACTTTATATTATCAATAGCTAAAAGTTTAGAACAAAAAGAAAACGGTAGAGCTAACATGGCTATACTAAAATCTAGATTCGGTAAAGATGGTATCACATTCGATGATATACTCTTCAACAATGGTACAATTCAAATAGACATGACCACTGACGAGTCTAGAGGTAAAACGTTCCTAGAAAGTACTGAAGTAAAGAAAATTAGGGAACAAGAAGCGGTTAATGGGGCGTTAGATAGCCTACAAAACCTATCAAATTTAAATAATAATAATTAAAATTAAAAAAACTTATGTTTAAACTATTTGACAATAGGGTTGAATACAAGCCCTTTGAATTTCCTGACTACCACAAAGCTGGATGGCTTGCACAACAACAAGCACATTGGTTACATACAGAATTACCTATGCAAGGTGATATAAAGGATTGGAATGAGAAATTACAAAAACATGAAAAGAATTTAGTAGGTAATATACTTTTAGGGTTTGCACAGACCGAATGTGCGGTACAAGACTACTGGTCAACATTTGTTACTAGATGGTTCCCTAAACACGAAATAAAAGCCATGGCAATAGCATTTGCTAGTTTTGAAACAATACACGCTGAAGCATATTCATACTTAAACGAATCTTTAGGTCTTGATAACTTTAAAGCGTTCTTACACGAACCTTCAATAGCCGATAAGTTTGAGTTCCTTATGGAAACAAAAAACGACTATACTCATGAAGATTTAGCGACATCACAAGAAGCTAGGGTTGATGTAGCTAAGAGTCTTGCTATATTTTCTGCATTCGCTGAAGGTGTATCATTATATAGTTCATTTGCTGTATTGTATTCATTCCAATTAAGAAATTTACTTAAGGGTATTGGACAACAAATGAAATGGTCCGTTAGAGATGAATCTTTACATTCTAAAATGGGATGTAAGTTATTCAGACATATGTGTGAAGAATACCCAGAACTATCAGAAGCTGTAAGTGAAGATGTTATTGAAGCAGCTAAACTTATAGTTGAAATGGAAGAAAAGTTCATTGACAAGATGTTTGAAATGGGTGATTTAGAAAACCTAAAAGCTAATGACTTGAAAAACTTTATCAGACAAAGAGGTAATGAAAAACTAGGTGAACTAGGATATAACGCAACACCAGGTGGTGACCATTATTTTGAATATGATGAGGAATCTGCTGAGAATTTAGATTGGTTCTACCATTTAACTGGGGGTGTAACCCACACCGATTTCTTTGCTATGAGACCAACAGACTATTCTAAGGCTGGTGAAGATGATGATTGGGATGACTTATTTTAATAAAAAAATTAAAAAATAAACTATGGATAAGAGAAATATAGATAAAACCGAATCCGAAGTAATATCGGAACAAGTTAAAGATGTAACCTTTAAAGAGTCATCAAGTAGAGATGTTAAATCTTTATTAGAAAAGTTAGGATGGGAAAAAGGTGTAGATGTCCCAGAGTGGGGTTGTACCGAAGTATATATAAAAACAATAAGTAAGGGATATCTTTTAGGTGATGAAACACCAAAAGACGCATATTGGAGAGTCGCCACAACTGTAGCTAGAAGACTTGCAAAACCAGAATTAGCATCAAAATTCTTTGATTATATATGGCGAGGTTGGTTATGTTTAGCAACACCCGTACTATCCAACACAGGAACAGAAAGGGGATTACCTATTTCATGCTTTGGTG